GTATAAAGGTGCTTCGATGCCCCATACTTCATCAATATCACAAAATGCTTCGTTAATCATAGTATCTGCCATAGCACGAGCCATGATTTGAACTTGATTATTTCCCTGCGGACGTTCTTCGCCTAGTACATATTTTTCTAAATGCGTATGCATCAATGTACCGAGTCCTGCACTCTCTGTACTAATACGAGTAGCTTCGGCATCACCGACACGTTTTCTCCATTCAATTAAGAATGTTTTATCTTTAGTTGAATCGAGTACTGTTGTGACACTGGGAACTTTGGCGCCATCTGGGCAAGCATAAAGTCGCTTGCCCGAGGTTTCGTCACGTTTGAGTTTTTTGTATTCGTAAATCGGATTTAATAACATATAAACTATTATACACTATTTCTAATGTATAGTCTAGTTATATTATTACCAGTAAATTACCCAATCAAAAGTTGTGCCTGTGGTAGAATTAGTTCTACGTTCTATACCGTAACCCAAATCAGTAAAGTATTTTACCACTGTTGCCATTTGCACTTCTTTTGCCCTATCGGCAGTAACGCCTTTCCAAACATTACAATAGGTTGCACTGATTGACATTGTGGTACTATCTAATGTTACATCATAACTACCTGCGGCACTAGCAGTTAAAATAGCCAATTCGATATCTCTGACTTCGTTGAAGATAACCAAGTCATTCTGCGCTTTACTACGAGCTTCAGTAGCAGTTAACATTACATTTTTCATTTTAATTGATCCATTGCTTGCTTCAAAGCTGTGCTTTTCATTTTGTTAACGTCTTTATCAAACTTGCTAGTCATAGATTTGATTTCGTTATTATTCAATACAATTTCATCATATGTTGCTGTAGTGATTATATTACTCAAATCTTTTCTATGCTTGTTTAAAATGTTAACTAACAACTCTGGTGTGACGCTGTTATCATTAATGTCATTTAGTAATTGCTTTGTAGAAATCGAACTCGCACCTTCAGCCTTTGCTCGTAAAAGCAAAGGCTTGATGATTCCTAAAACTTGTTCGTCGCTGTCGACAAATTCGTATAAGCGCATTACTTTAGTTCTCTGCCAGTTGGCAATTCTTCTTCACCAGAAGCGGCATCAGTCATACCAAACTCATCGCCTGCTGGTTCCATTTCTGGAGCTGGCATGCCACCGCTTAGGTCGTCGCCCATACCACCCATCGGGCTCTCGCCTTTTAGAACTGCAACTGCATTGCTTAAACTGTCTTTAGCAGCCTTAACTGCATCCAACAATGTAGCAAATGCTTGGTCAGCACTTTGACCAAATGTTTGACCTTGCTCTTGACCAAATGTTGTTTTCATTTTTTCTTCTAACGGCATTAGTTCGTCAGTTTGCATTTGAGCAACATCTTCAGCCATCTTTTGTAGATCATCGACCATGTTTTGAGCAACAAGAATAAGTTCAGCTTGAGCCAAGTCTTCACCGCTTTGTTCGTTCATTTTACGAACTGTGCGCATTGGACCAATCTCTTTCAAGATGTGACGTAGTGCTTCGATGATCATTGTGTTCTTTACATAAGTAGCATCATTTTGAAAGCCAACTTTTGTACTTGCCATTTGATGGTTTTCCATAACTAGTTTGCTGATCAAAGATTGCACTTTAACTGCATCACCGTGTGCAGCCAATTTCAAGCCATAGTGGCTGTTTAAAAAATTCTCTACAACACGTTGTTTACGTTGTGCAGGGTTAAAAATTTCAGAGGTATTCATAATAGGTATCCTTTAGATTATTTATCAATATGTTTTAGATAATTTAGTTTTTGTTTCTTCTAATCTTGCCTTTGCATCAGTTAGCCTGTCTGCAAATAAAGGGATTAGTTCAGAATTAACTGAATTCATCTTTTGTCTATAAAATTTGATGTTTTCTAAACATCGAAAGTATTCTTGATCTAGTTCGTATATTATTTCTTCTTGAGGTGCGGCTTTATGCACACCTTTATTCAAACAAAATATTATATGTAATGCACTAGAAAATAGTGCAATATTGTCGTAAACTGCTTCTTTAGTATACAAGTCTACAATACTGTAATCATTTTTATTACGAACATTTAAGCTGTATCTATCATAAAATATTAAAGAACGTTCCTGTTCTTTCATAGTAACTAGCATACCTAATATGTTACTCGGCATAGCATCATCTAGCATTGCTGCCACTTTTGATGATAGCTTATCTGCGCCTTTTTTATCTACTGAATAATTTGTAGATAATTGCTTGGTGTTCTTCATCGTATATTCTATCTAATAATCCTAGCCCTGTCATTTGTTCGGCTATTTTTTGTTTGCGATCATCTAGGTCTGTTCTAGATATTTGATTTTGTTTGTTCTTTAACTAACTTAACGAGCTCTTGTTGCTCGTTAGTTATCATTGTTTTAATACCAGATGCAAGTTCAACTATTTTCATTTTGCAAACTTCTTCCATCCACTAGCTACTGCACTCTTAGTGCCAGTATCTGTGCGCTCTTGACTGCCTTTAGTAGTTAAGTTAATGCTCTTAACTCCCATTAGTTCATCAGCAATTTTAATTTGTTCAACTTCGGCATCAGTATAACCGACCATGCCAATGTTTTCACTCCAGGCACTTTCTTGTTCGAATTCTTCGCCTTTCTGAGCAGCTGCCGCAGCCAATGCAATACCATAACGCATTTGCATGTATGTGTCAGTGTTTCTTAACTGAGGTTCAATCATAACGCTGGGCAAACTTTGATCAATGTCACCACGTTTAACTGTACCGTAGTCTTTGCCTCGGCCAGTGAAACCCTGATATGATTCAACGATGATATCACTGATTTTCATCTGTTCTGTAACCTTTGTAATAAACTTTGAATTTGTTTAACTTCTGGTTTGTTCTTGTTCATTGGATCTGCAACTAATGATTCCAAATCTTCTTGGTCTTTCGGACCATTTGGGTTAGTAGGAGTGCCTGCAATGGTAGGACTAGAACCAATAGGTTTGATTGGTTTAAATCCGCCAGTTTGTGCTCCTTGGGCGCTTGCATATTCTTTTGCTACACCAAATCGAGGATCGTGTTTGCTTAAAATGTTTCTACCAGCATCTACTTTATCATCGCTGACCGCTGATATTAAATCTAGCACTTCTGAAAATTTTAAATCATTGGCAATACTAGCGATTTCACTGTCGCTGATTTCTCCACTTGGATCTAGAAATCTAATAATATCTTTTAAACTGCGATCATCTGCCATATATGTTACCTTGCATTTGTTGTTTTATTCATAGTCTTTAATCGTTTACTCAACGGATTAAATGCTTTTGTTCTCTTTGATTTTCTAACGATTTTAGCATTAAAGCGTTTTCTAATTCGCTTCATCTGAAATCTCTTTTTCATATTTATCGCTTTAGAACAGGCGCCAACATTAGCAACTGTACGACCTTTTTTCTTGCCGCTGGTACAACGAATCATACGTTTAAGTTTTTTGCCGCGTTTAGCCCAAACTCGTTTAGCCTCTGTTAAAGGTTCTTCTGTGTCTTCGACAATGACTTCGAATTCATTCATTATTTTGCCAAAAGTCTAATAATATCAGTACCGTGAGCACTTATCCAACCCACTGCAACTAATACCCCTGCTACAGTAAATGTCCAACGATCTTTTAATTTTTCCATGTCAGCTATTCTTTTAGCAATTTCTGCATGTTGTTTGCCGGATGCGTCAGACATGCATTTTAACTGTTCTGCTAACATGTCTCTTGTATTATCAAGACAATCGTGCATTTCTTTTACATCGACTTTCAATTCGTCCATTTTACCGTCGAGATTTACTACTTTAGTCTCGACTATTCCTAGCCGTTCTGCTGCTGTCGCCATTACACTAACTCCTTATAAATGTGTTGTTCTTACTATTTTATTATTTTTATGCCTGAGTTTGTGCCAATGGTCTGGTGCCTAAATATGTACTGTATTTATCAAATTATAAGTTATCGTTGCGAATAAAATAGATGTTAAGTTGATCACTTGCGCCTGTTTCGAATACATTTGCATCAAAAACGGCTGTTTCATCTAAATCGTCGTAGACCGGTAATCCGTCAATGTCTCTGATTAAACTAGCAACTGTAATACTACCAACACGTTCGCTGGCGAAACGGAGTACCCACATATTATGGTTACCTGTAAAATCGCTGCCAAAATCATAGTCTGCTACATCTGCCGCTACAATCTTTTCTACGCTGGACATAATAGGCTGACTGCCTAGACTAATTGCTTGTAATAAAGCATTTAAGTTTTGTGCTTGTTCATAAGTTGTTCCTGCATTAGGATCATATACTCCAGTATCTGTAATATCTACTAGTGTATAGCAACTAAAAAATTCAATGTTGCCGCCGATAACTTCGCCGGTTCTGCCTGTGGATTGTGACATGTTAATTCTCCTGTTAGTGTATTTATAATGTTATAGTCAAAAGAAAACCGCAGAACAAAATGTTACTGCGGCTTCCCATCCCGAATACGGATTAAACTGCGCTTGCGCTAACTGTGAAACCAGCACCAGCAGAAACTGTAGTACCAGAAACGTCTTTGCTGTCGCTACCTACTGTGCCCATAGCACGGATAGTTGCTTGCAATGCGGCTGCACCTGGTGCGTTTGCACCGTCAACGATAACATGGATAACACCAGTGTTGGCATTAGCCGTATCATAAGCAATAACGCCTGTAGGGAAAGCAAAGAAAATTGCTTCTAAGGCTTGACCTGTTGCATCACTGCTACGTAGGTCAACTGCACTTGCAGAACCATCTTTAACTGCAACTACGAAAAATGCTAAACTAGCACCTGGGTTGTAAATACCACCGTCTGTTGTTCCAACTGAACCATTTACTCTTGTAGACATAATAATCTCCTAATTTTGTTTCTTCGAAAGTTAATCTTTCTTACGTTTATTTATCTTCTTTAAAAGATAATATACTATTTAATGTTTGTTTTTTGGGCCTGTAAGTGCATAACCTAGCTTATAGCCTGCTATTAAACCTGCCGACGGCGCTAGAGCAGATAACCAACTCTGTTTGCCAGGCGTTGGCTTTTCTCCGTAGCCCAAATTGGCAAGTTCGGCATCTACTGGGGCATTTAATTTGTAGCCTTTAGTCTTGCCTAGATCTTCTAAAAATACTGCCATTTCGCTACGTTTAGCAAATCTATGATAATATTGAAGCATTTTGCTTACTACTAGTTCTCGTTGCATGTCATTGATAGCAGGCCAATCTTGTGCTAGTCTTCGAATACTTTTTAACTTACTATCCGTAATGTTAAACTGCTTTTCTAAACGCAATAGCAATACTGCGGCGTCTTCTTTTCTCAATGAGCCATCTGCTAACAAGTCTAAATAACGTTTTACTGTAGGTGTATGTACTTTTAGCTTAGTTCTAAGTATAGAATCTGCTTCCGGATTTTGATGTATCTTCTTGCTAAAAACACTGTCTGGATTAGCCAGTATATTCAAACTAGTATACAAGTCTGTGCCGCTTAATCTCGGACGTAAAAAGTTTCTATATCCAATAG